CTCAAACACTGTTGATGTGTATATAGCTTTGTTTATCGGACGTGAAGCATACGGCGTTGCTGGTATCGGTAACATTGACCCACGCGAAGTGGACGGGGCTGGAAACGACCCATTTGCCAATAACACTGGCAAGGGACGTTCCCTGGCACCAGTAGACCTAATAGTGAAGCCACTTGGCTCTGGTGGGACGGAAGACCCACTGAACCAGCGTGGCACCGTTGCATGGAAAGCGGCTCTTGATACAGTTATGTTGAATTCTAGCTGGATTATTAGCCTCGAACATGCTAACGCATTCTCGGCCGCGTAAGGGGGAATCTCATGAGCTATAGAAATACTGGAAAATGGGCAACCCTTGTCATGCATGTGGACGGAACCCTTTCCGCTGGCGATAGTCAGGCCGCATGTGTTATGCCGTTCGATGGTTACATTGAGCGTGCAACACTGTGTGTGCAGGAGAACGGTTCTGGTTCGGCTGCTAACGAAGCGATGGTTGCCAACGGTTCTAACGACCTCTGGGCGGCTGATACGCTTCAGTTGGCGCATGATGACACTAATGGTAGCACTGCCACCATTACGCGGAGCGACATGAACAGTAACGGCACGGCACTCTTTTCCGAGGCGGCTGTATTCGACCTCGACATTGACGAAGTTGCTGGAGCCGGTTCTCCCGCGAATATGACAGTCACCATTCATGTCGTAGGTAACTAGGGTTTGACTTGTTACAAAACAACTGAATAACCTTTCGGGGCGGCATCTGAGATGGTGCCGCCCTGTAAACGGATACGTATCCTAAGGAAAACATGGTTAATATCGAAACTCAGGAAGACCTAGCTGTAAGGGCCCTTAAAGACGACTCCTTCCTTGAGATGGGGGACAGCGAGGCCCTGGAGATTGCGCTGCAGCTCCAGCGTCTATTGCGGGGGCAGGACTCCCTACTAGAAAAGTTAACTAAGGTAGACAAGAATGCCGCCCGTATGTCAGATGAGATGACAAAGCTGAAGCAACGCAGTGCAGAGCTAGAGGCGTTCGCCAAGACCTTTGAGGATAACCGGGCGCAGTATATGAATGCGTGGCGGGGTAAGTCCGAGGATGTGCCAGAGGAGGTCCGGTCACAATCTATTGCCCAGGCCAATCAGTCTGTGGGCAAGATGGTGCAGTACCTTAAGGCTAATAAGAATGTAGATGACTTGCAGAAGAAGGCCTGGATGCAAAGCCAGGATATGATGAAGGTCACCAGGCCGGGGAGACCCGTAGCCACCCCGCAGGGGGTTGTAGTGGAGCCAGAGGTGGTGAGCCTAAATGGAATGCGCTACGTATTCCCTCCCAATGTGGAGGTGGAAGTGCCTAGGCCAGTGGTGGAATACCTGGAGAGCCAGGACCTTGACCGTGCAATGGCTAAGGAAAAGAAAGCACTTTTAAGTGCAGATGTTATTAAGAAGGACACTGTAGTTGCGCGGGGCATGCGGGCCATTGACGAAAAATATGGAATAAAGAGTGAGGCTGTCCCCGTAGTGTCACGGGTGTAGCGTGGCAGAGCCTACTAGTACCCGGGCGGCACTCAGACAAGAGCTCGCCCGTCGCCTCAATATGGATTTTGCCCTTCGGATTGGGGCATCCTCTACAGCAACCGATGGTGGTACCAACGAGCTTATAGACACCAACAGATTAAGACAGTCAGATGACTTTTGGAACGGGTCTTGGCTTTATATTGCCAATGATACGTCCGGGACTGACAACGACGGTGCGGTGCGTTTGATATCAGACTTCGTGAGCAGTACTAGAAGTATTGCTGTTGTAGAGCCTTTCAGTGCCGCCGTTGCAAATACAGACGAATACGAGATTCATTCGCCCTGGAATGCGCTTCAGATGCACGATGCTATCAATGACGCCATTGATGACGCCTTCCCGGAATTCTTTGATACGGTGGTTGATGAGACAACCATAATCCAGGAAGATACATTGGAGTATTCCCTTCCTACCACTACTACTCCCTATTATGTTCTGGGTATGTGGCTGGAGCAGGTCGAAGATAAGTTCAGGGGCACTGCAAGCGGTGGTTCATCCACCACCCTGGTTGATTCGGGTCAGTCCTGGGACAATGATAAGTGGAATGGTATGCAGGTAGCTATCTACGATGGCACAGGTAAAGGGCAATTCGCCACTATTACGGATACTAGCAGTAGCAATACACTCACCGTAGCGGCCTGGCTTGGTACTGGTACCACCTCACCATCGACGGATAGTAAGTATGTTATCAAGGATACCCTGACGGAGCAGCATGATTGGTATAGGATAACGGCGGCCCGGTTCGACCAGACTTATTGGCCTACTAAAGTGTATCTGACGAGTAACTACTCGAGTGCCCTAGGACGCGCATTACGTGTCCAGTATATTGCCAAGCCTGCCTCGGTGACTACAGAGGCAGGTACCACAATAGTGCCTTCTGGCTTTGTGGTGGCGAAATCGCAGGCGCTTCTTCATGGCATGCGGGTGGCGGACAGCCGGTCTGACCAGGACCGCCACCGGTACATGCACCAGTTCTGGGAGTCCCGGGCAGAGGCCTACAAGCTGCAGAACAAATGGCGAATGCCTAAAGGTACCCTGTGGATAGAGGAAGAAACAGCGGGGAACCAGGTTCCATCTGATTATCCTTTCCGCGCATCATCTTAATGGTGGGATATGGCCGACATAGGATTTGAGGGCGATGTCTTAATTGATAGCAAGCCTTACCGAATAGATATAACCTCTTACCAGCGCAGGGACATTGTTGACTTCAGTCCTCGTGCTTCCACTGCTACAGGCGCATCAATTTCATACTCGGAACTAGGGCTTTATCAGACCCTTACCCAGGAGGACTTCAGGCACGGGTTTGGGTTTTACCGTTACTCTGAAGCGGCTGGTTTCCAGCGTACTGAAGGCGATATGGATACCAGGCATCCTGGCCTGGTGATGCGTTACACCGAGGCTGCGTCATCAGACACGAACGATGCTGTTAAGAATGGTGGCGTAACTTTTGGTAGTGACTTCTATACCTGGGGTGCGGCCGTCAGGGTGTTCAGTAGTGGTTCCTGGAGCGAATCGGCCAGTGGTGCTTCTAATCAATTGGTTGTTGGTGGTACCTATATCTTTAATCTCAAGGATGGTGCTCGGGTACAAAGAAAGACCTCCGGTGGTTCCTGGGAAAACGCAGGCACGGACGGTAACCCTCCTAATGATATGAAGATGGCCACAATTCATGGTGGGAAAATGTGGTTTGCAGAGGACGAAAATAGTTTTGTTCACTTCGATAGTGAGGATGACCTGTCGAACCTAGAGGGAGATGGGAAAAGTGACGGCGCAGTGGTGGTTGTCGGGCCGGGTGGCCTGGCTATCCTCAATATGATTTCCTTTGCCAATGCTCTTTATGTGGCTCGTAAAGATGGCTTGTGGGTAATTAATCAGGATAACGAAAACAAGGCTCGCCAAATCCTGAACTTTAGTGCAGAGGCTCACGATGACAATTTCCGCTCTATGGTAGTTTTTCAGGGAGCATTATATTTCCCCATTCGGCACCGCATTTATCGCTGGACCGGGGCTACGATAGTAGATGTAACACCGCAAAGGCTCGACGACACCTTCCCGTTTTTAGTATATGGCGACTATGATAACTTCATTTCGCGGGGGAGTTATCTCTATTGTACCGCGAAGACAAGCGTAAGTTCCTATACTCAATCCATTCTGGCGTATGACGGGGTAGGTTGGCATAGGTTAATGGACCCCATTGTTGGGTCCGCCTCTGACGAAATTTCCATGATGGCGCTTGACCCAGCGAATGATTACATTTGGTTTCATCTGAACAAATCCTCGGACGCGACTTATTATATTGAGCTAGATAAGAAGAGCGAGTTTCCGAAAGCATCTTTTAATACCAGCAGCCATATATCCGGTGTAGATAATCATTATTGGTACTCCAGTATCCATGATATGGGGTTCAGAAAGGTTACTAAAAGCCTGAGGTCTATCGAGTTTGAGACCAATAATTGTGATTCCAATAATACGATTACAGTGGCGTATTCTCTGGATGGCGGCGGTTTTATTAACACTGATTTATCTGACCCCGGTGGGGGCATCGGGGTAATTAATGCGGACACCTATACGACCCTGACCTTTGATGATACGAAAGAGTTCAAGAATATACAGCTGCGCCTAGATTTCACGGCCGAGGCTGCGCAATCGCCTGTACTTAAATCTCTTAGCATGAAATATATGATGAGACCTGACACCTCTTTCGGATACGTGTTCGATGTTATTGTCAGCTCTAACTTGGAATATGGCGGTGGTGTGGATGACCGCACAGCGGCGGGAATTATGGATGACCTAGAGGCGGTGCGGGCATCTACTCAACCCGTAGCCTTTGTTAACCTTTTGGGCGAGAGTAAAAATGTGTACTTAGCTTCTATTACAGAATCTGCTCGCTCCCGGGTAGACACTAACCCTGCTTTGCCAGATGTCGAACACAGAGTGCGGGTAAGTTTAGTAGAAACATGATATGGCGCAACAGTCTAGAACTATTGTTACTCCGGTTACTAAGAGCGGTACAAGGGGCTCAAAAACTGCTACCCGCTGGGTGGTCAAGGCTCCACAACCACCGTTTCGCCCACTTCAGCTGCGGGCTCGTAAAATGGTCTATCCGCCTAAGACGGGGGACCGCAAACTTATTATTCACCGTCGTGGCCCACTACGAATGGTTGTGGGCGTTGAGAACCCGCAGGAACTCCGGGCAATATCTTCGGGACTCGTTGCGGGCACGCTACCAGAAAGGATTTTCTATAAGGCCTTACAGCAACGGGGAATGCGGGAGGGTATTGACTTTACGTTTCAGTCGAGCCTCCAGGGTGGTCGTCTCTTCCTGGGGGGCATGGTTGCAGACTTTATTTTGCCACAACGTTCCCTCATTATCCGTATCCAGGGCCGCAAATGGCACACCGGATTTGAGCAAGAAAGGCGTGATGACTCCCAGCGTGACATCCTGGAAGGGATGGGTTATCATGTATTGGACTTATATGATGACACCATTTTTGACGAATGGCTATTCAATGAATGGCTCAGGCGCCACATCGATGTCCACCCCAGTACGGGTGGCTTCCTTTATGACCCCGAGATGGGGGCAGATGGAGACCTTACAGTGACTGTAGCACAAGAACTAAGGGACTTAATTAGCGCTCTTGAGACTCGGCATACAGCTGACGAGGCACGAATTTCAGAACTAGAGGGTCTGGTAAATACCGTACAGGCTCATCCCCACCTCCAGGTTGGTGATACCAACATTCAAAACGTGACAGTGGAGAAAATAAGGGCAGGTAACTTGAGTGCGGATGAATACATCCAGTCCACAAACTTTGTTACGAATAGTGCGGGCTTTAAGATTAATGCTGACGGTACTGCTGAGTTTGCGCAGGTAAATGCCCGGGGCGCAATATACGCCACGTCCGGGGAAATTGCTGGATGGACGATTAACGCCAGCGATATAACCCTCAATGATGCCACTCTGGCCAGCGCCGGTTACCTTGTGCTGGGGACAGGGAACAATATCGTTAGATTGGATGCCCAAAACGCCACTTATCGGATTTGGATTGGGCACGCTACAGCCGGTTCGGCGCCATTCCGGGTGGGGAAGGATGGCGCCCTCACCGCTA